CTCCTCCGTTATAAGGTTACGAACCTGGCAGTATGGTACTGCTAACCCACAAGATATTGTGATTTTCATTATGCAAGAAGTCTCACACTGATTACAGTGAAGGCGAGCTGAGCACTAAGACACCACGGCTCAAGTTTGCGATGTCTATGGAAAGCCAACGATTCGGAATACTAAGTCGCGCGCTAAAATGCCGCAACATAGCTTCCTCATCGATCTTATGATTAGTAGCACCCTCCTGTGAGAAGCTATAATAATCACGCTTGGCTTTCAGTTCAGCTAGTCTTCCGTCATCAATGGAAACCTTCTTTGTCCTGGCTGCCGCATACATTTGCGCAGCGGTCCATCCGAAGTCCTCTGCCCACGCCGATGAGACAAAAGTACCATGCTCGATCATACTGTCAGCGAAGGAGGAAGCCTTTCCGTAATAGTAATTACCTGCCAGCAGCGTTTTGAGTGGGTTACGCATCATAACCCAAACACCGTTGCTTGACAGATAAGACAGTCTACTACAGAAGCTAAAGTCCCACCAATCCGACACATGATACTCCTTGATACATTGACCCAGCCCGTAGGAGCGTTCACTGGTATCATTGGCAAAAAATGCCTTAAAAGCGACTAACAGCCGGTCTAGCACCCCGCGAGGGGCCCAGACCACTGCATCATCGCCAGCCACAGCGACGAAACCATCAGCTTTCTTGTTTACAGAGAGCCCATCGAGGTTTATCCCAATGCTAGCAGCAACAAACTTTATGTACAATATCTGCCGAAGAGTATTGCCTAAAGTTGTCCTGCTAGGATGTCCAGAAAATGTTGTCCCACGAATGCTGATATAACCAAGCCTAAGCCTGGTGCTACCCTCACCCTTATGTTTGAACCACATCTTTCCAGTCGGTTTTGTTGCCTGAGTTATCAAGCCGTTAGTCAAAATGTCCGGTTCACTAGTAAAAGGCTCAACCAAACTCCGAATTTTTGAACGCAACTTCGTCCACAAGCATCCATCCACTGCCCTAAGCAATGTGTGGTGCTGGTGTCCGTCGAAATTGCTACCATCGAAGTCCATACTGCCCCAACTCGTGTGAATATTGGCTAAGATATGCTCCTGAAATTCTTCTGTCGTATAAGAATGTATGAAACTAGGTAGAACTCTCTTCAATTCCTTAAACAGGCAGCTTTGGAACCAAGCAAGTGGTCCCTTGAGCATCCCGAGTGGATTGAATATTAGTCTAGGTCTAGTACTGACGCGCCAGCGCCCATACTTATCGACTTCCGGATCAGTCGTATATCCCACTTCCTTGTCTTTGACAATGGCCTCATACTCAGAGGCTTCCCAGTCTACTGCTGATGGGTTGTCTAGGCACGCCCGAATGTTATCACCGTAGAGTTTCCTCTTTGGCTGATCCCAATCTACACGGCTGCTTAGCCACTCATCAGGGGAGGACAAGCACAAATCAAGTTCGCCAACCAACTGCGAAATGACCGGCTTGGCGTAATTGGCGAAGTCGTGCACGCATTGCTCATCCGGCGTCAGCTTAGTAGCAAGCTGACGGCCGAACGCCGCAAACAACATATTGTTGACACTCTTACGCCAAGTGAACTCTATGTTGGGCTTATGGCCTATATAGACCAAAGCACCGGTAAGTGGATACGCATTGTCAACAACCTTCACGTCCTCGAGACCAAAATCATAGAGGGCCTTGAAAGCGCCGCATGACACAGCATCCATCTTTTCGTGCGGGTCGGAAGTCACGGGAGGCTTCCGGCCAGTCAACTTCTCCACGGCGTTAGGAAACCATCGTTGCTCAATAAGATTATCATTCCCGTAGAAATGCGTGCTATCCCACGAATAATCGACGGCCTTAGAAAAGTTCTCGATATCCGTGGTCGTGAGGGCCTTCGAAAACAAGCTGTCGCGGAGCTTTAGGCTCCAACGATCACCAGTTTTAGTCAAATGGTCGCCCAGGTTCAGGGTATTACCCTCGACGCCCAGACGCTCATTCCATTCGAAGCTCACAGTGCTAGCACCGTAAATCGGTGAGTCAATTTTGGCTCCATTAACGCCCAACCAGGCTGCAGTACTCTTCAAGCCACCACGAATAGTGGCAATAAGAGCATGCTTAACGGAGCGAGCCCGCTGGAGTTCAAAATCCAACTCGGACATCCTCGCGTTCTGATAATGAGGTTTCAAAATCA